TGGGGCCCCACCAATGCGGTTTCCGTTGCTGCATCTCGGATAACCACACAACCGCATCCACGCCTGGAGTCACGCCAACATTCTCTTTCGTGACAACCTTGCCTTCCTCATTGATAGTAAGATGCAAGCTGCCAAAGACCATAGCGTCCTCAGTTGCGGCCTGTTGGAACCCGGTAGCTTTACCAACCGCTTCGCGCACAGAGTCTTGGATTAAACGTGTGGTTTCTTTGCTTTTGAATTCGTTGATAACGTTTTCACGCTCACCAACCTGCTCGGACAACTGTTTGATCTGACGCTCAAGCGGTGCAGTCTTTGATCCAATCCGCTTCTCCACCAGCTCGTTAATCTTAACGTCGTCCATCTTACCCTCAGCCGCAGCCTCGAGTTCAGGGATACGATCCAGCAGGGTAATAATCTCGTCGGGTTTACGATCACCAAAGACAGCGAACTTTTCCTTTGTCTTCTTGTGGTCGCTGCGCTCCTTCTCGAGTCCAGACTGAATACGTGTAACGTCCGCTTCAGTGCGCATACCCTCGACACCAGTGATCTCAAACTTACCGTTGCGCTCGGTATAGAGGTCACGATACTTCTCATCCACGTCATCAAGTTTTTCGATAATAGCTTTAATAGGCATCTCTATCTCCTCACCGCCATGCGGTGTTGTTCGATCGCACCATTGCGATCAGAAATCAGCAGGGTTTAACCCGGCAGCAATAAACGCATCTTTCTCAATGCGTGCTAAGTCGTGCAGTGTAAGCTCCGCACCATTACGATCAACAAACTTGTCCAATTTAAGGTCGCCATCCCTAAACAGTTTAGCCTTCGTCACGCCAAGTGTATCATCTTGAAAAGCGCGGCTCTGTGTCTTGAGCCATGTCTGGTACGTGGTGGACGCTGGTACAGGCCCAATGAGCTCCCGCTTCCTTCCCCGTGCCCATGTATCAAAAGACCCTTTCGTCCCATGTGGTAGATCTGCACGCCTTGCTATATTGCCTAGATTATTCTTCTTCGCATACTCAGCAAGAAGCTCACGCTCGACAAATGGTTTGGCAGGCCTGTCACCGAGCAAGGTACCATCGATGGCTGCAACACGCAATGAGCGGCAATTAAAATGCAGCGGGGGAACAGGCCCCTTACCAAGTTCAAAAGTCTTGCCATCGTTAGCGCGGCAGACTGGTGTGGTGCGGGAGTCAAGCGTTGCAACGAAGTATTCCTGAGTAACCACATCCGAGTTCTCTTGGAAGAAAGCTGTCCGGGCGGCGTTCGAAACGTGCATGACAGCGGTACGGGTAATTGACTGTACCTGTGTCCGCGTAAGCTCTGTCATTCCATCCCTGCCGCCCATAGTCGTCGTCCCGGTTACTCGTCGCGCTATGGTGTCCATATCCTCGCCAGCAGTCATACCAAGCTGAACCGCTGTTTGTATGCGTTGCATATCTGAGACAGACATAGCGTCAACCCATTCGGATAGGATGTGCCCTTGGAACGGTCTCGAGGTAGCAATTGAACGTAAAAGGCGGGTGCTAGGTACCGTGGTGATAATCTGGACAGGCATAGTAACGGTTAGCATGTTGTTGATAGCGACTGGCTCGTGCAGCGCTAAAGCTACCAGCTCATCCCGCATGTGGTTATCAACCTTCGTCCATGCACCTTGACGGATAGTGTCAATCTGTTCAATTAGCGCTTTGAGACGGCGGAACTCTACTGGTGTGTTAAGACCTTCATTTTTTCTAAGTTTTGCACGTATACGTTCACCGATGTCCTCTTCTGTCGAACCTAGGATCTCCCATATCCGGTTCCTGAGCTTACTGCTAAACCTGAGCAGATAGGTTTGATGCCTGATTAGAGCATCACGGAGTTCTTCATTTGCAGTGTTAGCCATTATTCATCTGCGGGCGGTTTATTTGCAGGAGGTGCATTCTTGTCAACGGGTTCCCGCCCGCCCGGGCGCTGTCCACCAGTAGCTTCAGCAAGTAACTTGACCTTCGCAGCAGTCTGTTTCAGCGCTTCTTCATCTTCCTGTGCAATCAACTCCAATTCGTCCTCATAGTCAAGGGATGTCAAGCGCTTGGAAGCCATTAGGTCATGGATGCTTTTCTTACTGAGTGGCGCACCGTTCATGCGAGCTTGCATAAGCGCAGTCAGGTCAGCTGGGTTGAGTACCATCTCACCGAACTCCATGTTCGGTGTAACCTTTACTTTATCAGGGTCAGCGCCGACCCATGTAGCGCACACGCGAAGGATATTCTCTAAACCTTGCGCACCGCTGAGGGCGATTTGGTTAAGGGTTGCCGTCTGTGCAGTGAGGCGGGTTTTAAGCGCTTCCCCGGACTCTACAGCGCTCTTGGCATTGATCAGCTGACCTGCCCGAGCCTCTGCTCGCTTACGGTCATTCTCGATCGCAGAACGCATCTCTGACAACCCAAGCGAGCTGACACCGATGAACTTAGCGTCACCGCCTTGATCTACGTCGATGCGAGACCCCGCACCCGTGCGAATAGCATCGTCCTCGCCTGTGGTGCCGTCCGGATTGCGGGTGCCACCCATAACGACGAGCGTGTCCTGTCCCTGCATAAACAGCGCCTGACGGTAATCTGCCTCACCTCGGTAGATAGCAAGCGAAAGCCTACCCAATCCAAGAAGCGGTGCGACATCCGGCGTGCTTAAGAGATCACGGGTGTTGACGAATACAAACGGAATCTCTTGCAGCTCTGTTCCCCGGTACGTAGGGGAAACCATGTTAGAGGCGTTATATTCAATTGAAGCGTTATTCTTGTCGTTAAAGGTACCCGCCAGATAGACAGCGGTACCCTCGGGCTCGTTTGCATCAAGGTTCCCAAGCTGGAGCACCCGGTAACGCTTCTCAAGCTCCCAGTCAAAATTATTGGTGCGTCGATAACCGCTCTCGTCAAGCACGACAAGGTTGAGCGCCCTGTACCCTTCAGCGTTAACAGCTTCGTCCCAGTTGCGCACAGACTCGGCAACATAGGTTTCGATATAGGGTAGGAGTTGAGTGTTGTCTGCACCCTTATCGAGCGCTGGTGTTCCCACGGGTGCCGAGGGTAAGTCTGCCAGCAAGCCAACCCGTCCTGTCAAAAGCTGCTCGTAATTAACACGACGGAGCAAATCCTCGAGGGTTTCACCTGTAAGGGTAGCATCCTCACGCATGTCCTCAAGCTGTTCCGGGAGTTCAATCACCGGAGGTTTGTAGTGCAACATTCCAACCAGCGTGTCAACACCGTCCTTGACGTAGTCGGGGAACACCGCTCGCTTGATATAACCCTCATAGACAGCGTATCCAATTTCACCCTTCTTAATCCCGTCAATCAACATACCGGGAGTTGCAGGGAGGTACTGTTGCTCCTTTGACTTGACAAGGGTTTCACCGCCGTAGAGATCCCGCTGGGTTGTCCAGTCAGTGATATTAGAATCGAATTGTGGATGTGTTGAATCAAGCGGCATCAGGATGTCTCCTATTAAGTGCCTTTCGTACGACCGCCGCGTGCCCCGAGGCCGAGTGCGAGTATGTGGTAACGGACCTCATCTCCGATGTGATCTTCTGACTCAGTATCGACATCGTCTTGGTCAACTTCGTCCCGTGGTAAGGTTGGAACGAGCTCAATAAAGTGTGTGCAGTTGTTGAAGACAAATATCCCGGGGCGCTCACGCGGTAACGGGATCCTAGTCCCGTCCGGGAGTACCATGTATTTTCGCATAGAGGATTTGAGAAAAAGACGCATCTTTTCCCAGCCTGCTTTTCGACTTCCCGGGGACTTGTCTGTGCGACGCCATTCGACGCCAGAGTATTTCTTTCCAGCAACCTTAACGGGTTGACGCATCGACGCGGCGATACTGTTGCCATTCTCTACGTCCCAGATACTATTATCAGCTGCGCCCGGTTGGACGCGGCCATAAACACCCATGGCGATTTCGCGCTCGATTATACCGGCTGCCACGTCATTTGCAAGCATCTGCAATCCAACGTTAGCCTTTCCGCTGTACCCGTACCACTCAGCAAAGCGAAACTGATCACCTTTAACCGTGCTTCTATATTTACCGTCAGCTAGTAATATATCCGATCCGTCACTCTCAGCCCACCAGCCAACGGAGAAAGGTTTGCTTGAACCCCAGTCAAAGGAACGGGTAAGGCGCCATGTGTGCGGTATCAAAAACGGGATTAAAACGTGCTGGGTACGGTCCCACACATCGTCAAACATACCTCCAGCGACAATATCCCAATCACCCATGAGCCATGCTTTGCGCTTGTTCTCATCAGTAATCATTTCCAGCTCTGCAATGTATGCAGGGGAGAGGTATATGTTCTCCTTGTAAGATCCAAAGATACGAGCTTGTGTCTTAACCACATCCTCCCGCTGTTGCGTCCGCGGGTTGAACACGTTTATCTTCTTGACTAGGATCTTACCGATGGGGCACGGGTCAATGAACCGCTTCTTCACCCAGTTATGCCCGACACCATACGGGTTGCAGGTTGCAAACACCTCAAGCGGAATCTCGGGTAACTGGTGCTCTTGTGCGTCGTCGTGCCAATCTGACACCTCCCTGACGATGCCTGTCTCTTTGTAATACTTCCCGTCAATAGTGAGCGGGTAGTCTTCAGGACGATAGCTTGAGCGGTTGCAAGACATCATCATTTCGTACAGCGTATCGAGCGGATATTTCGTCAGCTCGTTCCAGCCAATGAATGGATACTCTTGCCCGTGATATCCCCAATAATCGCTCTCCCGTTTGATAGCACGGAAAAACAATTCCTCCCCAGTCGGCCAGACCCATTTGTAGGAGCCCTGAGAGCTGATAAACCGCGCACCGTCCCCAAACTCGTTGAACCAGCGGACGGACTTAGCAACCAAGTCATCAAGATTCTTATATTCGCGGTCAAAGATAATGCCGCGCCAGAAAGCACCGTATCCAATACCAACTCTTTGACGGAACCGCATTAACTGGGTATCGGTCTTCCCGGGGCCGCGCGTGCCATCCATTAAGATATGGTGTGCAGGACAACTGAGCCCTAAGGTTTGTCCACCGGGTAGAGGTTTCCAAACCTTTCTACTAGGATCTTGCTCAAGAACAATGGCGCGACTCAATGGCGAGCCTCGCTAATCAATTTACCCTGTGACGTCGCCGCTTCAGTTTCCCAATCTTCGACAGAAGCAATACCAGGAACAACCATGACGCCACCGCGATGCGTAACTTCGCTCTTGATCTTGGTTGCACCATCCATGCCCTTAATGTTGCACAGCTTAGAAGCGGCTGCTACCCGAGCACCGTGCGAAGCTCCCGGGCCTTTGTAGTATGCAAGCTCCCACAGTAAAGACTGAAGACGTTGCTCCTCGCTCTTTTCGTTTTTCTTTTCGGGAATGGTAGCTTGACGCTCTTTAATGAGGTTGAGCACAAATGGCTCATTCATTAAGGTGAAGCTATAACTCAATGCGACACGCTGCATCAGACCGATCCTGATGCACGCTGCGACAGGATCGTAATCTAGCAGGTATTCATTGACAAAATTTTCTCGTAGGGCCTTCTCAGCGGGTGTCAGCGCCGGTCCCATTACCGACGGATCCCAGTAATTCGGACCCGATTCGACTTCAGCCATGCTGACTCCAATTCGGATATCTTACCGAGCCATCCCGGTAATGATCAGAGTATAAGCACGGGGCGGAGAAGAGCGCAATACTTCTATCTTTATCCTAGCAATCAGGAACCGGATAAGGATCCCCGAATCGATAGTTAGTCCCTGTACCCGTTGCAGTGAGCTTCCGATATTCTGATTGTAGGCTTGACTTGCGGCGTTCGTACTCTGTTCGGAGAGCGCCAGGCCCATTCTCTAGCTTGCATATCTCCATCTGCAAGTTGAAGAGGTTTGTCTCCAGTGTACTAACCCGTAACAAACTCACATCAGACTTGAGCGTCGAAACCTCCTCTCTTAAGACCTGTATCTCATCCGCTTTTGCATACCCAATGACGCCCGGGATCTGCCCTTCAACCCATGCCATATGGATAAGAAGGCCTGCGGCAACAATGCCAGCTATTGTGCTGGCTGGTGTTTTAATCACAGCCGTCATGAATTCCAGAGCCTTGTCAATGGACATGGGTTGTTCCTCAATCTACGCCAAGCTGAGTTACTGCACCCGGGATTGTAATTGTAATTGAGTCCGTTACTGTAACAGCGCCAGTGAACGTTTTAGATACCGTGTTTGAGATATTCGAACAAAAACCCATCGCGTTGACCGCGTAAGCACCGAACTCCCATATGCCAGTTGGCCCCAAGCCAGTGACAACGTGTGCGGTATTACTACCAGCTTCATCCACATAATTCAAACCGCTGAGACTTGGTGTAAGGCAATCGAAACTATCAAGATCACCATTCGGTGTCCATACCAACCGGGTGACGCCTGTGCTGGGGTTGTAAGCGCTGCCATCCGTATTCGTTACCGGGTTCGTCCACGTAACCGTCGCAACGGTATCCCCTGCCCATGCGCAGTTGAGCGTATAAGCGCCCCCAGTGCGCACAGGCGCAAGGATCTCGGTGCCAGTGCTACCCTTGCCCCCTGACCACAAGCCGGACGCGCTACAGCTCGCACCGCTCGGGCTGGTGCTCCACGTTGCTTCCGGTGCAGCCGGGTTCGAGAAGTTGATATCAAAGTCAACTGCACTCTGAGCCATCAGGGTAGCAGGTAGCAGGGACAGCAGGGCAATCAGTAAGCGCATGGAATTCTCCTTATGGATCTAAGAGTTCGACGTGCGGTGCGTCGAGGAAGTTTTCATCAGGGTCACGGTTCACGCTACGGAAGTCCCCGTCCCAATCCAACCCGAAGCGCACCCGGACTCCCTGTGCATGTGCAACCGCTTGCACCACGCCCATGAGTCGCCCGAAAGCTATCAGGTCATTCCAGTCGATTTTAACATCGGGCACCCAAGGCGCAATATCTATCGCACGGGACGGCAGGGAGTTATGATTACCCCGGGGCCACCTGATTTGCGACTTCTTTTCAGCGACAGCTTTATCCTGATCTTCTTTGTTCCGGTGCCCCTGCAGAACGGTGAAGTCGACGATTTTAATCGCCTCATTCATAATGTTCTGCAAGCGCTGGTCACAGGTAGCCAAGCGCTCCTTCGATAGTGTGCTGAACTTAGGCAACGGGTTTATCGTCCGTAGCAGGAGGAACGACACCTTTCTTATCAATACTCAAGCTCTTGATCTGGTGGATACCAATACCACCAAGACCAATCAGGAAACCAGTGAGCACCGATTCCCATACCGGGATTGATGCACCCTGAAGCTCGGTTGCACTCATACCAACATCAAGGCCAAACAAGTTGGCGACACCTGTGGTCAAACCAGCAAGCAAGGGGATGGCAACGGGCAGGTATTCCCGGGGCACAGCACTGCCAACAGTTGTGCGCAGTATCCTAACCACAGGCGGGACAATGGCTGCAAGGATCAGCGGCAGTGTTGAGAACAGTGCTTCGGTAAGACCGGGGACTTCCGTGCTCGGTATTGCCTCGTCCTGTGCAAACACAAGCGAGGCGAACAGCACAGCAATCAAACCAAGTATGAATCGCGTCATGGTAGTAACCTCCAGAAATAAAATTAGTCACCGATTGCAGCTTGGATCGCTTTCCGGGCTGCAATAATAGATTCCTGACTGGGTTCGCCGTTGGCTAACCACTCGTCCGCGACACGCTGCATCTCTGCATCGACGTTTCCGCCTGCACGTGCTACCTTTAGCGCGTCGTTGATAACATCCGCTTGAAGTTGCTTGCCTTCCTGCACCAGCACGCCAACAAGAACCTGCAAAAGGATTTCGATCCATGCCTTCATGGGAGTCTCCTGATATTTGATAGGTTAATTGATCGCGCGGATAAGCGCAGTCACAAGCGGGATAAATGCGTTCGCCGCCGCAGTGACTTCAGCTTCGGTCTGCGCATTACCCGCGACGTCGAAAGCAATAATTGCACCGTCGAGCACGTAGGCGGGGCCCGCGTCGCAATCCGCTGTCGGGGTTTTAACCTGTACTTCCTCAGGGCTGCACACTGCAGCCCGGTACGCTGCCCGCACCTTGTCCTTCGTGACCGCTGATACAGCAGGATCATTGATCATGGAAACAGCTTCAGCGCCAAGCGCGTTATGGTGCAGGAGCACCGCTTTCGCGTACTGGACAGGAGTGCTGGCTTGGTTGTAAACGGCCTTCGTACCCGTACACCCAATCAAGAGGAGTACAGCAAGAAACGTTGCAGTATATTTCACGGGCTATCTCCAGCACCTGATATAAGTGCTGGCAAGCTAACACGTGCAACAGTAATCAAGCAAGGGTCAACCCGTATGCAATACCGTCAATGTCTCTCCGCCCATAAGGTTACGCGCAAGAAGCGCACCCTTATGAGTGTCGAATAACCGCGTTGAGCTGAATCCCATAAGGCGCTCGGTATGCACAGGGCGCCAGAACTGTCCCGAGCTTCGGGCGAAACATAGGATCTGCTGTGCTTCGCCTTCACCCTTAACGATTACCAGTTTTGAGCTCATTCACTATTTCTCCATTCTCTGAGAACACGTTCATTCATAACAGCTAAAGTTACAACTTCCTGATCGCGAGTCATGCCGCTACGATATGCACCATAAGTCCACCGGGCATTTTCTGGACGTAGCGCGTACAGAAGCAATAAACCGTCAACCTCCAGCTCGCCAGTTTCAATATCGTGGATCATGGCGCGTAACAAATCGGTCGGCTTGACCTTCGTATTGTTAGTCTCGCGAGCTACCCGAGCAACCGCAAGGTCATCCTTTATATCTGTCATTCTGTTCCCTCTTTTGGTTTGCGTATCTTTACCCATACCGTTTTCCGCTGTGGGAAGTACCCAGCATCATTCATGTAATTGTAAATCGTATTCTCAGTGAGCCCATAGTTAAGTGCAGCGGAGGACACCGTTTCCCGACCTTCTAACAAATGCCGGACGATTGTGTTACGACGTGTCCTCCGGGTTGCATGGGTGACGCTCATTTGCTTTCCTTTTCTTCAATGAGGACTAGGGTCTGCTTGGCACGTGTGACCGCGACATAGCAGAGATTGACTTCTTGCTGTTGCTGCCACTCCTGACGAGCCCACTGTGCGGGGCACTGACTGCTATTAAGCCAGAACACCGTGTCAGCTTCCAAACCCTTCGCCTTGTGGATGGTGCTGAGGATGGTTGCACCGCGTGAACCCCGAAACAGAGAATCGATCAGCTCCTTCAATGCTGGGATGGTGCGCTCGCTTTCTTCTAACCCTTCTATCAGAGTTAACACAGCGTCTGTCTTATCAGAAATCGCTTCAGCTTTCGCCTCGTCCTTCTTAGCGATAGCTTTTTGCACTTCCCGGTCTGTGTAGGCACGCAAGCTCACCTCGAGGTCATCAATGCTACCTGCACCCATGCGATCGATCAGCTTAACAAGACCCTGACCAATCTCGCGCCCCATGACTTGCACTGGTACCCGGTTCTTCAACATACCGAAGGCCAGTTTAATGACCGGGGCAGTTGCACGACATACAACCAAGTCACCCGGGCTGAATTCGCTGTAGCTCCACTCCATACCACGTGAAAGCACTTCGCCCTCAGCAGCACCCGGAGCGGCTTCTATGTGCTCAACCCATTGCTGGGCGTGCTTAACCACACTGGTCGGACAGCGGTAGGAAATGCTCAACGGAAGCTCCTTGCACTTGAACTCCTCTTTGAGCAGGTTCATCGAGTTGCTATCTGCACCGCGGAAGCCGTAGATGGCCTGTGCAGGGTCACCAACCGCAATCAGGCGGGTCTTGCTGTGCATGATCTTCCGGAGGATTGCACGCTGAATGGCGTTCGTGTCCTGTGCTTCGTCGACCAGTACGTTGTCGAACTTCTGCAGGTTCAGACCGTCCTTCACTGCGATGTACAGCATGTCATCGAAGTCGATCATCGCCTGTCGGTTGCTATAAGCAAGAACTTTCTGGGCCAGCTCAATACCGCGTCCGAGGTCAGCTTGCTCTGATTCTGGTTCCAGGTCATGGTGGATCACAAGCTCCATCCACGCGCCTTCGGTGTCAGGAACCAAGCACCCGATTCCAACCTGCCGGGCCAGACCAACCAAGCGCACAACAAACGTCCCGTAAAGTGCTACATCTTCCCCGGTCAGTTTCGCGTCAATAATGCGCCGGAGCTTGTTTTCCGTAACCTGTTGCACCTTCTTATGGCGCAACACGGGGCTATAACACAGGGAATGGAACGTGCGAGCGTTGACGCCCTTGTTCTTCAGGTCGTCAGCGATAGCTTTGTTGAATGCCAGGAATATGGTGCTGCCCTTCAATTCCTTGATGAGCTGCACCAGCGTCGTGGACTTGCCGCTACCCGCGACCGCATTGACGATCGCATTACCAGTCTCCTCACGCCCAAACGTAAATATGGCTTCCTGGTAGGCGCTCCACTTGGTTCCGGTTGTCATTGCGTGTCTCCGTTGCGTCTGTTGAACTTAGAGCAACTATATGACGCATCAAAAGAATAGGCAAGCCGAAAACGTGCGCTAGTTAGCAGTGCGGTTCTTTTCTTTGAAGGTTGTCCCGATTTTCTCTAGCTCATATCTATCGCAAGAAAGTGAGCTATCATACCGCTCGGGACGACACGGTAAGCAGATATCCACGATTGGAGCGTAGCTCGTTAGAACCTTATCTCCTTTGAGCTCAATGTGCTCTCCATGCCTCATCGAGTATCGCTTTCACTAAAAGAGCGCAGCTTGACAAGGTGTCAAGGCGCATGTCTGTGAGCTCGTGTATTTGCATACGAACTGAATCAGCTTCCTGGTTGTCACTTGTCACAACCGCTGCACGATAGAGGCCCTGCATACCTTCCAAACGATACTCAAGCGCTATGAGGTTCTGTTGCTCGGCTGCGAGCTTTGTACGCAAATCATCAATAGTCATGTCAGGTAGTTCTCTATGATTTGCGATGCTCTGATCCAACCGAAAGCCACTTCCCCCTGATACCCGTTGTCCAGTACAAACTCGAGGAATTCTTTTTGCTCGGGGCGCACACTGCTCGGAAGGATTTTTGCTTTTTTCATTTCAATGAAGAGACCGTGATATCCCTTACGCGCCACAGGCAACATGAGGTCGCTCACTCCAGGTTTAACACCTTCTGCCTTTAAGCGAGCCCCCTGTATTGCACTCCGCCCTCCGCCATTGGGAATAGCAAACAACCAGCGCAGCTCCGGGAAGCGTTTCATATTCAGCGCCGCCCATTGCATTACCGCAAGCTGTTCCCCGTGCTCTGTACCACTCTTTGCAAGGATTTCAGGCGTCAGAACTTTGCTCATTTACAGTGTATCCGCTTCATGTCGAACCTCTCGTTTCCAAAACTCTGAATTGAACAGACGACGAATTATATACCCTCGCCCCACAGATAGCACGGTCATTGCAACGGTGAAGAGCCAGAACTCGGATGGTGTAATGGCTATCTCGAAGAGTAGGAAAAGGATATACTGTGCTGCGACCTGGATAGTGAAACCGAATGCGGTGTTAACCACAGCTTCCACCAAGCTCGTCCGCCTGTTCTGGTTCATGGCTTAAATGCCTTCGCTGCATCAAGCAGAGCGGTCACGTTTCGGTGTCGCTCCCATTGCTTCATGCGCTTTTCGAACTTAGCTTTCCCCTCTGCTTTAAGCGTAAGGCGCTCGCGTTTCTTCGTTTCTGTGCTGGGTTGATTTGTCGTCATATAGGTACCCGTGGTTATGGTTGAGTAGAGCGGGGAGGCGCTGGGTTGCTAACCGTTGGCGCAACGGCGGCCCCGAATTCAGCTGACCCAGTGCTTCCCCTAATTGGCAGCTGGCCATTCGCGATATGCTATGCCGGCCTCCATGAGTAGCGCTCCCGCAAAGCGAATGTCCTCATGCCAATTTGATGCTTCGTGATTCTTGGTCTGGTGCGAAACGATATCGGTGATTCCAGACTGAATGATATGCGTGGTGCAACGGGTGCAAGGTGGCCCGCCCCATACCTTACCGGAATCGTCTGTGATTGCGAGATACAGGGTGCAATTTGCGGGGCGATGCGGAGCGAGCAATATTGCGTTCAATTCCGCGTGTACTATAAGGCGCAGCTTTAACTCCCTACTCAATAAACGCTCAGGGAAATCCCCTATGCCACGTGGGAACCCATTGAACCCAGCGGACACAATGTTCTTCTCAGGGCCAACAATAACAGCGCCGACACGGGTGCGAGGGTCTTTCGACATCTCTGCATGTACCAGCGCCAACTTGAGGAAGTGGCGGTCCCAGCGTTCGTTAAACATTAAAAGGCACTCCATCTGGTCCTATGTCCACAAGTTCATTCCGCATTTCATTCCAGCGCTCTAAGGTATCTACAGCTTCTTTGACGTCTGTTTGGATATCCTTACCTGCACCACGCCCACCAGCCACAAGCAATTTCTTGATAGCGTGCTGGAGGCATGGGTCAGTAACGTTGAACAGCTGAAGCACCCGGTAAACGTCCAGAACCTCGAGCTTCGAGACGTCCTTGAAATAGTGGTTATGCTTGCGGGTCACTTATGGGGTTCCTAAATTAGGAAAGTCGAACTCTTTTGTGATACTGGTAATCATACCATCCCGACAGCGAAGAAGCTCTTTATACGCTCGCGGGTACTTGGTTCTAAAGGTTGAGTTCTGCAACCCAGCATCAAGCACAGCGTCCACCACTCTTTCAGCTATCCGTTGAGGACGCTGGGTAACAGGTTTCTTCTCCCAAGGCGGAATGACCGTAGCGTTGATGGCAGCAAGCTCGCTCATATAGAGTCGATATTCATCCATGTTCATACCCTTCTTAATGGGGCCCGTGCCAAAGTCTTGATGATTGATTGGTGCTGGTGTAGCTGCAAGGCGAAGGTAGACGATCCACTGGCCCATGGTCCAGTAGACGGAACGATGGACTTTCATATCCATGACAACCGCATTCTTGATGCCTTGAAGCGCTTGTGCTTTGGAGAATCCGTAACGCTCCATAATCTGCTTGACAGCTTTCTTTTCTGAGAGAACCTCATTAGGATTGAGAACCCGAAGAACTGCACCACGCTGAGAGACTTTCTTGCCGACCATTGTCGTATCCTTTACTTGTTAAAATATACGGCGCAAAGCTATAACATAAGCCGTATAGATAACAAGCACTTTCAACTATGCCCCACGGTTCTCACGCCACTGGTCCATCAAAGATGCAAGACTGAGTGCTTCCTCGTATTTACGGCGCTGACGCTGGGTCATGCCACCAAGCTGCTCGCTCTTTGCCACATAGTAGCGCTGCGCCCATGCCCTGACGGTTGCAGCAGCAAGCTCGTCATTTGCACGTAGGGTGAAAATAGGTTCGTCATCCGCTGCACTGTTTAGGCAGCTACTGACATCGGCGATTTCATTTCTCTTTAACATCGGATCTCTTGAAATAGAACGCGGCTTATGCTCAATGAACCCAATTTAATCGGACTTCTACCGAACCGCGTGGGCGGGTTTGCACCCTTAGACACACAACACACGAAAGCAATATAAAACGAAGGGAGGGGCAGTGCAAGACACTATTCGCATCAGTATTCGTACGTAGCAATTCTATCCTTATCATAGAACCAATAAGAACAGGATGCAGGGAGCACACGTTCCTGACCATTATCTAGTTTGATGCGGACGTACCACACGGGCCAATCGTCGCTGCCGCCTAGAAACCTGTATTCAAAAACTTGGCGCACAATACCTTCCAAGGGTTCGCCGCGTACCTGCACCAAACGCACGCGATCCCGCTTAACCAGCACAACCGGAACGAGATCTAGTGATCGTTGCCACTGTCGACGCTTGCGCTCGGTGATCCCGTGCCGCCGCTCCTGTGCATACCATGGAACAGTGACAGCAACCCGCTCAAGTACCCAGCGCCCAATGATTGGTAGCCCCTGCACCATCACCCGGTTCCATGCTTTGTACATCTCAACCCAGTCACCGCTCATGGCAGCACATGGGCGCCGTTAAGGTAAGGCACCTCTGAAACCTCCTCACCGCATTGTTCCGCTGCATACCGTTCTTCGCAGGCTTCGCAAAGCGCTTCATACAGGTTGTCATCCACATCAAAGAGCTCCGGTGTTGTCATGCCATCAATAGCAAGCACCTCAACCTCCGCATCGTCGGGAGGGTCTAAG